CTTTTGAAGGTAGGAAAGTACCAAATTTTTCTGAGGATCATGCAACCCAGATGGTACAAAACAAATAGAATCTTTTGAGATTTTGAAAGATCCAGCTGTTGAAGTTGATATTCCTTTTTCGTTGTATAAGAAGTATTCTTCTTTTATCTGTATGGTTGGTGATCCCTTGGCTGTACCAGTTTTTTCTACTTTTCTTACTAGTTTAATTTTTGTTGAATCAACATATCGTAATTCTAATATTCCTTTTTTGGGATCAGTTTCGTCTATTACTTTATGATAATGTATTCTACCATCAATATACCATCGTCTGAATATATCATGTGCTTTATTATTAAAATCCAACAGCCGGAGTATTTGTTCAAACTCGTATTTTACCCTATTCTTTATCTTTGAAGAATAAGGAACTTTGTCTGTCAGTAAAGAAACAGTATCTTTCAGTTCTTCAGTATTTACTGCTTCATTGATAATATCTTCGATTGCAAGATCACATTCTGGATGTTCAGCCGTACTTCGATATTTACGAATAAGATCATATTCGTTCTTAGTCTGACCCTCTATATCTAGAAATTCGCTGTAGAATCCAGCTGTAGTAGTTGCGCCCGTTTCAGGTTCAGGGAGAACGAAAGTTGGTTGTTCTCCCTGTTCCTTCGGCGCTCTTGTTATTTGAAACCCAAATAAATTCGCCATAAAACTCCGTAATCAATATTAAATATTTATACGGATTCTTAACTGGTCGTATTGGTTTCAAAAAATTGGTAGCGGTATGTTACTTCAAACTCCTCTACAGCATCATTTGTGTCATACGCCAAGTCAATATTAGCTATTGTCAATGGGAATAACCCTCTGAAGGTATAGGATTTGATGACTGTTCCTGCACGATCCAGTTGATCAACGAATGCATCAACTTGATAGTCAGCAGGATTTTCCAGACCACTATTATCTGAAAGAGCATTGATACCATTCATCCATCGCTCCATGGCATTACGGATGAGAAAATCAGTATCGTTCATGATGGTTGTTGTCCACGTTTCAAATGTTCTGTCTCCTGCAATATACAGTGACCGACCACGAAATGGAACAGCAACTTCACCAAGTGTCATTCCTGGCAAATTTGTTGCTTTTGTAAGGAAAGACATTACCCTTGTTTCTCCACCTTGTGCAGAGAAGCCGGGGAAAGGCATGGTGACTTGGAACTGATTAGCTCTTGCACCACCACCCTTCATTACTGCTTTGAAGTCATTAATATTTGCCATTTAGTCCTCCTTACGCCCCAACTACTTCACTGAACGCAACACCAGTTTTCGTGGCGATGAAATTCAGAGAAATAAAGTTAATAGACCGAGCAGGCTTGATGTAAATATCAGCGACAAACTCGTTACGATCAATAACCGAGCCTGGGTTATTGGTTTCGTCACAAACTACCAAGAAATCGGTAACACCTCTTCGACCTTGCACATCTCGCAAGAAAGGTTCAACCATGTTCCTGAATCCAGCTCGTGTGAACTCATCATTGAATTCAAACAGCATGAACTTAGCAGCAGTCGAGATTGCCTTCTCAAGAGTGATGAACAATCTTCGTACATTGATTCTATCAAATGCACTTGGTTTTGACTGTGCAGTTTTATCTCCAAACAGGATTGTTCCTTGGCCGGGAAAGGAAACAACTGGATTGATCCTTGACCGATAAAGAATGTCTCTGTTTGCTTTTTGAGGATTGTATGCAAGTTTTACAACTCCACGTACCTGACCTCTGTTAAATCCACCTGGCGAGAACCATGTGTCTGCAACAAGATCTGTTCTTGCACAAAGTCCTGCAATGTCTCCATTCAATGGAACATACCGATAAGTGTCATTGTACTTATCATAAGTGTATTTCCATCCACTGTCAAACACTGCATACGATGTTGAAGGTAACGAATCAAAGAATGCTTTTACATTCGATGTTTGTGTTACTTCATTTGCAACATTAACTACGTCTGCCATTTCTGGTGAAACGAATGCGACACAATCCATACGATCTGTACACATATCCATCGCATTACCAGCTGTTGTTGCATCTGAAACTCCACAAATGAACATATTCAAATCGACAGTCTCAGTATCTTTGAAACGATCAATTCCATCTTTTGATTCACCAGTGGTTAATGTATAAGAATCAACTCCACCTGTCAGTGAAATTGTTGTGATGACCTCTGCAAGTGCAGAGAATAATGCATTGTTACCACCAGTAGAAGCAATATGATCTGTAATGGTTCTACCATAGTTTGTGTTTACAGTTGGATGATCCATCCAGTAAATATAACTTGAACCATTATAAATTGCATCTGCATAGTAGTTTGCAGCTCCCTGAGCTGTTCTTGCATCTTTCAGTTTTGAAAGACCTGTCCATTTTTCCAGAATCTCTCCAGGCGTTCCTGAGATGACACCATCCTCATCAATGATGATTATGTGCATTTCATCAGCAGTATTGACACCTGTTCTATCTTTTACATAATCAGATGTTCCAGGCGCACCATCAAACTGATCATAGTACTCCCAGCGTCTGCGAACATTAGTTGCATCTGCCAGAGCAGTTCTAAGTCCACCAGCAGTGTTTGCTGTTCCAAATCTTTCGATTGTTATTGTATCACCACTGATACCAGTTACTTTATATTCAGATCCGTCTGCTTCAAAAAAATGAACGACATCTCCGACAGCAAATAATGCACCTCCATTTCCAGATGATCCACCATTATCAATTTCTACTGTAGTCGATCCAGCAGCTGGTGTGCCATTTGTTACACCAGTTGTACCAGTATTACCTGAGAAAGTTTGTTCAAAATCATCTGCACTTGGGCACATGGAAACTTTTAAACTATTTCCATAGGCTCCAGCAGTTCGTGCGGCCCATTGTCCGACATTTGCTTCACCACCATCGTATGGACCAGTAGATCCATCACCTTCTCGGTAGTGATCGTTATTCTTAATCAAAATCGGTGTTCCAGAGCTGACTGCATTCTTCATTGTTGATGTTGAAGGACGAACAACTCTTAGAGAATTTGCATACCCTAAGAAGTTAGCAGCGGCGAACCAATCCCCATAATTGTCGGCGTTAGGTTCCCCAAAGATTTGAACTAGTTCTTCCTCAGATGCAATAGCTGTAATTAGGTCACATGGACCTTTTTGTGCAGCCATTACAATACCAGAAATTGAAGTTGCAACAGCAGGAACTACGTTTGTTAAGTCTTTTTCTGTTACCTGTACTCCAGGCGAAACTTGAAAACCCATTCCTGACTCCTTATAAGAAGTGTTTACTGCATATATTTAGACATTTGACGTTTTTCAGACGGGTTTTTATAACATAAATATGTTATTATGACCCACTATGAGAAGTATAAAGACACCATCAAAGAAGGTGTAAAGAAAGCTCGTAGAAAGAGAGAGATTTGGATCAATGAATATCTTGCCGACAAACATTGTACCTATTGTGGTGAATCGGAAACGTGTGCCTTGGTCTTCTACCCTGACGATCAAAAAATCAGAATCTTTTCAAGATCGAAAGGACTCAGAGAAGGACTCAGAGTACCAATTTTGGAATGGATACAAAAGAATATCATTGTATGCATGAACTGTAGGAGTAAACTTGATAATGATATAGAGTTGTCACCAATCAGCTGACCATTCTTTATTTGACTGTACTACTGGAGCCCAAGAAGATCCATATTCGTCTATAGACTCACCTATTTGTATACCATCTTCATCATGGATACCATCTAGTACAAACCCAAAAGGAGCCATATCCTGTTCTACAAGTTCTTCTTTCTCCTTCCAAAGTTGTTGACGAATATCAGAATTTGTTAATTCTTTGAAATATGTTTGATCAGACAACCAACCAAATAATACCATACACATGGCAAGATCATCAGTAGATCCCTCTTCTGCCTCCCAAGACTGACCTTTAGATACAAAAGATGATAATTCTACAATGGTATCAAAATCTTGTATGAGAATTTTATCTCCCTCCAACATAGTCTTGAAATTAGAACACCCAACCTTCTTGAGAGCTTTGGTTGTTCTCACACCCAACTGAGCCTTCTTACCTGAGAATCCACCACCAGCCATCTGTCCATTTCTACCATGCATAGTGGTCATGATCATGTTGTCATACTCCAGATCAAACTGTAGAGCATCTGCAACTTGACCACCAATGTCATTGATCTCTGTAAGAACGTAGGCCAGATTATATGCGTTTGCAACTCTGTGTATAATCTGAGGAAAGTTCATTGGTTTTATTTCATTATCCCTATAAATTGCAACCTGTCTGTAAGGTATGTCCGAAACATCCATGATTGTAAATGCAGAATAGTCACTATTGATGCCTCTTGATACATCTGCAATTAAAACGTAAACGTGTTCTGGAAGTGGATTTTCATAGACTTTCAGTCCAGCGTTTACCTTCAATGGCTCTTTATGTGTCAATGCCTTGAGTTTTGAAGGGTGTATGAGGGTGTTTACGGACCCAAGGAACTCACATTCAAACTCCACATTGAACTGTTGTTCACTGGTATTTTTGATGGTTTCTTGTTTCCATTTCTCATCTCGACCTGGCACCTCACTCCAATGCACCTCAATTGGTATATAAGAGTTTCTACCATGTTCTGCATCATTCCACATTTTGTAAAACATATTCATTCCATGTGGTGTACTTACCATCATCACCTTCGATGTTTTACCAGAGGAAATTGTAGGATAGACTGAACTAAAGAACTGTTCTGCAATGTTGTTTGGAACGTATGCGAACTCATCAAGGAAGATGATGTTGTAAGATCCACCTCTGACTGCACTTGAGGATGTTGCACTTGCAAGAATCTTAGATCCATTTTCTAGTTCAAGAGATCCCTTGTTCCAAGTCATAACCCCTTGTTGCAACCACTTTGGTAGATGCTCGTATGCGAGTTGTAGCCTTCCTAAGAGATCCCTTGCAACAGCGGCTTTATTAGCCAGAATGGCAACATTTACAGAAGAATTAAACAGGCAATAATGCAGCAGATATGCAATAATCGTTGTAGATTTACCAGACTGTCTTGGGAGTTTGCAGATGGAGAAACGATTGGTATGAAAGGTCTGTACCATGTCTCTTTGAAAAGGGTAGAGGGAAAATGGTACAAGTCCTTCATCAATACTTACTATCTTGATATAGTTTTCGATGAAGTAGGCCGGGTCTTCCATACATCGAGCATACTCTTGAATCTGCTCCGGCGTAAACTCGATTTGGACATTCGCTCTCTTGAGATTGGGATTCCCAAGATATACATTATCAGACATTCAATTTTGGATTTGAGGTTTTGAAATCCTTCTTTCTCATTACTGTTTTAGCCACCAGATCAAGCATACCTGACCTATCAATATTAAGAACAAAAGGCATATTGATATCTGTCTCCATGTCATGGATAACTGCTTGAGCATCTGGTCCCATCTTAGGAATTTTCTTTCCGTATTTTTTATAAGTGAGCCTAAACAATCTAACAAGTTCGGCAGTATTGATCGGTTTCTTATTTCTTTCATCGTTTACCCTATCTAAAAAGTGTCTGGTAAACTCTACATCAATTCCTACAGCTGCGAACAATTTGTCTGCGTATTTTTCTATCTGATCTAACTCACCTTTTGTTACATCTTCTCTAATTGAACCTTTGAGTCTTGACTTTTCTTTTCGTCCTCTGTTCTTAGACTCTTTCTCAAATCCTACTATCTTTCCATTCTTGTGAGATGCATCTTTACCATCTCCATTACCATAGGTTCCTTTGTCCCGATTATATTTTACAAGTTCTGCACGATACTTGATTCTCTCAGGAGAGGACTGAAACTTCTTGTATTCAGCTTTGTAATCTCTGGTGTATTCCTTGAAGGATATCACAACTTTCCTTTTCCAAAGTTAGATACGTTGATTGGTTTACCTTTACGATCTGGGTCAGAATCGTGTTTGCGTTTTTGTCGAACAGCGTTTGCTCTCTGTTTCTTTGTGAGTTGTCTAATCTTTTTGTTGGACATACATTTTGGTTTTGGACCATCCCCATCTCCGTCACCATCTTTGTCTGGTCTTGCACAAGGCCCCTGAACAGACCCATCAGTACCTATGCGTTTCCATCCACCTTTTGGATCGTCTTTAGAAAACCACTTTCGTAAGTCTTCTCTAAAGTCTTTGTAGGTTATTCGGTTTTCCATCCTCCACCTTTACTCTTATACCATTTTGCAGCCCATCCATTTGCATAAGCTGATGGATATACATCGAACTTGGACTTTGCAAGTGACTTTGCTCTTGACCATAGAGCTGGATTTGTTGGTACATTTTTTTCTTCTATATTTTCCTCACCAACTGGAACACAATTGGGAACCATCCTGTCACCTTTTTTCTTCATTCCCTTTTGTTCATATCCGTCCCAACATGAACCCTGTGCCTCATTCTTGGGTTTTTCTCCCCTCTCCTTTTTTGAGATAGCAATTGCAGCCTGTTGTTTTCTATTTACTGCTTCTCTAAATTCTTTGTAAGTTTTCATCAGTTGTCTACCTTTGCTCCTGCTCTCCATTGATAACAACTCCAATACCTTGCTTTGTATTTGGGGCCTGGATCAGCACAATTATGTCTTGCACGAAATGACTTTCTCCTTGCTGGATCATCTCGTTTGATCTCCATATTGGGATCTCCAAATCCTAACTTGATGATATTACCTTTTTCGTTCTTGACATAGACGTAGAACTTTTTCTTACCATCACTAGATCTGGTAGGATTATTCAGAGTAACTTTTTTACCTTGGTACTCAGCCTCTTGAAGTTCATGATCATAACAATCATCACAACAAGGTTCTTCAGTAAATTGTTTAAATGTTTTCATCACATCCACAAGGGTTATCGGGTGTACATTCACATGGATCACAACTACAGTTTTCGCATTTACACTCTTCGTTTTTACACATTTTTATCCTTTATGAGTTTTTGAAGTTCTGCTGTCGATCCAACAAATAATGCATTGGTTACATTCTTAGGTCCAGATACTTCTGTGACTTTTTTCTTTGTTGTTTGTAGATTGACCAACTTCTCTGCATTGTCAGCATTGGTCTTCAGTAATTGTCCTGCAACCTCATAGGCTCTAGGATGATCTGTCTCTTTTGCAACTTGAAGAATACCATCAAGTGCATCTTGACCTCTCTCAATTATATGATAAAGATTTTCTCGACTGTACTTAAAGTCATCGTCATCTTCATTTTCAGTTTGTGTTCTAGGAATCGCCGGTGTAGTTGGTGATGGTGTGGAGGCTACTACACCATTGGCGATTCCCAATAACTCATCAAGTTTATCCATATCATGATAATTGTTCCAAGGTTTTTATGGTAATACTTCCTACCATAGAACTATGAGATGTGCAAATATATCTATAAGTTCCTGTACTTGCAGTTGCAAAATGAGGTACTTTCCAAATCAAGAATCCCTCTGTCTTTGCATTTGCACTTGTTCCAGTTGATACTGTTCCATTATTTGCAATGTGAATTAGTCCATCTGCACCATTAGATGTTGTTAATGCAGAACTTGATGCTTGTATCTGAAATGGATGACTTCCGGCAAGAGCCCTTAAATCAAATATGTAAGTCAAATCTGCAAGGAGATATAAATGTTCATTAGATCCATTACTTCCATCAGATTCATAGTCATTAAAAAGATAAGCACTAGAACCATCAGCAGATATTGTATAAACTGCGGCTCCCATAGGTATTGCAAGGGCAGCTGTTTGATCTAAAGTTACATTATTTACTTTAACGTCTTTGTTATCAAAACTGTCAGATCCGTCATGTAATAGTATCTGTCCTGCGTTTGCACTTGCTACTGTGGCATCAGAAAGACCATTTAAATTAGAAGCACCTCCACCAGAAGCTGCGATAGTTACTGTATCAGTTGAATCATTTGTAGTAAGAGTTACATTGGAACCAGCTGCCAAGGTCAACGTATCACTTCCTGAATCAGCAACAACATTGTTTTGACCCGAAACTGCAATGGTTGTGAAAGAGTTTCCTCCCCCTACTGAATCTGCATACGCTTTTACTGCGGCTGATGTTGGAATTGTTGTATCGTTATTGTTTGAACCAATTCCCTCACTTGCTACTACTAATGTTCCAGCGGCTACCTCTGCCGTGGTAACTGCAAGATTGATCTTTGCCTGAGCAATGTTTGCACCTGTTTTGATGTTCGCATCTTCAATATTTGTTATATTGTTTCCAGTTGCATCTGCATCAATTGTTTTATTTGTGAACGTATTTGTTGAACTTGCAGAAACAGTAATGTCACTCGTAAGAGCAATTGTTCCAGTGGCAGCTGGAAGTGTTACAGTAACATCTGCTGTAGCCGCAGGACCAATTAGTGTTACTGCATTGGTTCCGTTATCAGTATCTTCTCTGAAAAGTATCGATCCAGCTGAACTTGAAGATCCAGTAAGTACTGGTGCAGTTAAAGACTTGTTTGTTAAAGTTTGTGTTCCCGCTAAAGAAACTTCTGCATTAATGGTAACAGTGTCAGTTCCCGATGCAGTGGTTGTGGTAATACCTGTTCCTCCTGCGACTGTGAGTGTATTACCATCCGTAATACTTTGTGCAGACCCACCTCCTCCTGCAACATTAAATGAAGAAAAAGATCCACCACCAGCAACTCCGATTGTATTACCATTCCAAAAAAGAGTAC